CACACCTCGATGGGGTTATGGCGAGTCCTGTCCGATTTGGAAGAAGATGGTTACCGAACGGAGTGGGGCCTGTTCAGCGCGGAGGAAACAGGCGCGCCTCACCAACGCATCCGATGCTTCATCCTTGCGAGGTTGGGCAACTCCAATGTCAGGTACGAAGGATCACATGAGTTCAAGCGTGGAGTATTACCAACGCAGACAGAGGATAGGCAAGCAAGTGGACTTGAACGGGCAAGTGATACTAGACAACTGGGCAACCCCGCAAGCCTCCGACCACGTGGAGGGAGCGAGAACCGCGCCTGCGAGCAATCAGAAGTGCTTGGGGCGGGACTTGAATCAGATGAATTGGGCAACACCAAACACGATGGACTACATGGAAACTTGTTCAGCGGAGGGAGTAGAAAAGATAGCGAGCGGAGCGAGGAAGGGAAGAAAGCGTCCGAGCAATCTGAGGGAGCAAGTGGACAAGAAGACTTGCGACATTTACAAGGAGCAGAATTGGCCCACCCCGCGAGCCGGGAACCCCGGCAGTCGCAAGCCCGGAACGGGGGGCAAGATATTGGCGGAGGAAGCGAAGAAGAATTGGGGGACACCGCAGGCGAGGGATTGGAAGGGCGCGCAGGGGAGAGCGTACAAGGGGGGAGCGAAGGACTTGCCAGCGCAGACGGAGGGAGTCCCGCAACACGCTGGCCCGCCCGCCCCGGAGAAGAGCAATACGAGTGGGAAGAACCACGGGTCACCGAAGCTCAATCCGAATTGGGTGGAGCAGTTGATGGGCCTCGAAGTGGGGTGGACGCAATTACCAACCGAGTGGATCGGCTCCGACTCTTAGGGAATGGCGTTGTACCCCAAACAGCAGAACTTGCATGGCGAACTTTATGGAAACAATTAAACGACAAATACGATGATTGACCCAATAGAACCGAACGACGATTGGAAATGCGACGAGATGTGGGGAGTCGAGGAAGACGAGGATGACGAAACCGAAGAAGAGGAAGAGTGAAAAGTTGCTTACCTTGCCCGAAGCACAAAAGGCGTGGGAACGCTTTTGGAGTAATACTCGAATTCTCGGATTCACCGAGGACGAGCATGGGGAGAAGCAAGCTATTCGCACGGACGTCCAACGAATCATGCCTGAGAACTACGGGAGTCTAAACTTTAAGAACAGGAAGAAATGAGTGAGGCCAGTAGACAGTGTATTCATGAGTTCAAAGCTTTGCTCCATAGGTGGGAAGAGGAGAGTGATTTGGAGCAGCAGGACATCCTGGACTGCGTATCTGACGCATTGAACGAATACTACAAGGAAGACGTCATTGAATTCGAAGATGAGATTGACGAGGAGGAGGAATGAACGTTCACCAACCAACTAAGAAGATAAGCTCTTGGCCGCAAATGGTTGTCCGTTTGACCAAGGAGCGGGATGAATTGATCAAGGAGAACAAGGAACTCAGCAAGGAGAACTTGGAACTCAAGCGGAGATGTTCCGACCTATGGCGCGAGATTACGGAAGAAAGGGCAAAGAGTGATTCGTGAAATGTCCACCCGGATTCAACCCGATCTTTTGGAAAAAATACGGGCGAGCAATACCCATATCAGTTGCCGAGTTACCACGGTGCGACTTGAGAAAGCTGGGTCCACCATGCTCGAAATTAAGCCCAGAGACGTTGGAACGGATACGGAGGGATGGGCGGTTGGGCCGGAAGAAATCGCGGTCCAAACGCTCGAAGAAGGGATTATCGTAGGAATGGAGATCCAAGCGAGGGAATGAATTTTAGCGTAGATAATGTAAGAGATAGCATGCCATTGTTCCGCAATGGAGGTGGCGGTTTGACTCCGACCTCTGCGCACCAACTTATATTTCATACAACAAATGTTCACAGGGCTTGCGAGTTAAACAAGCTTTGGCACAGTCGTTTGCCGAAACTTCATTGGAGTAACGTCGTGCGGAATAAAGACTATATTTGTTTCGTTGCTGAATTTGATGCTATTGCGTATGCGGTTGCAGTTTGGTCAAGTCCCGTGGCAAGAACCTTGGGAAACCTTGGTACGGGACTTGAGTTAAGACGCTTTGCTATCGCAAATGATGCTCCAAAAAATACTGCAAGCAGGATGCTAGGTTGGATGCGAAAGCAAATTGCTAAAAAAATTCCCCATATTCGCACGCTTTTATCTTACCAAGACGAAGATGTTCATGTCGGTACGATCTATAAAGCAAGCGGATGGACACCCGTAAAGAAAACTAAAGGGCATTCGTGGTCATGCAAATCTAGGAAACGCAATAAAGAGCAATCACTCAGTAACAAGGTTCGTTGGGAGTATGCCTTATGAAGCTCACCCTCCAACCCGACGAAGTCCAGGTCTGTCAAATGATTGGCCGAATGCGTACATTGATTGCCCGTGGCAACGGGGTGCGTGATGCGAAGATGGGTAACCAGGACGGAGCGGAAGCAGATGTGATGGGCATGATGGCGGAGTATGGATTTGCGAAGAAGATGAATGTCTTTCCCGACTTGGGACTTACACCTAGAAGCGGATCTGCGGATGGGGTAATGGCAAGTGGTAACCGTTATGACGTCAAAGCATCCAAGCACAAGACCGCCCGATTGCTTTCCACCCTCAAGGTAAACCCCGATGTGGATGTTTATGTCCTTTGCGTGGTCGATGGATCGACCCTCGACTTCAAGGGATGGGCATTCAAAGAGGAACTTATTCGCGAGGAGAACAAGACTGACTTGGGACATGGTACGGGGTATGCCCTGACGCAGGATAAGCTTAGATGGTTCGATGCCTAAGATAACATACACGGACGAAGTAAACGCTCACTTCGGAATCCCTTGGACGGATGACTTGAAGTACGACAAGGGCGAGCTTGTCTGTGCATTAAGTCCCGAAGAAATAGATCGCTTGACCATAGAAGACCCGGAACGCGCGCAAACCCTTACCCGTCTGTTAATGGATCAACCTGCCTCCGAGAAGGAAGATCCGATCCAATGGGGATGGACTTTGCCCGGTTGGCGCAGGGTGATGGAACGGTTCGACAAGGACAAGATCCATGTGATTATGGGAGGGAATCGGAGTTCAAAGACTTTTTTTGCAAACCGTATGCTTGTGCATCTTGCTCAGACAATTCCCGAAGCGGAGATCCGTTCGATGCATGTCAGTGAAGAAAGATCGATAAGCGATGCCCAACGCTACATATGGCAAAATCTTCCCGCTCGATACAAGAGAGCAAAAAAGAAGAGTGCGAATCATAGCTTGCAGTACAATCAAAAGAACGGGTTCAATGCGGGTAAGGCAATCTTCCCACCTACCGATCCAAACGCAGAACGGGGTTCTACAATATTTTTTAATAATTACAGGCAGTTCATGGCAGACCCGCAAATCTTCGAGGGTTGGGCCGCTCATTGCATACACGCAGATGAAGAAATTCCTGAAAATATTTTTACATCCCTACTGGCGAGGCTGACCGACTTCAAGGGTCGCTTGATTTTGACCTTCACAACATTGCAAGGTTGGACACCTTTGATCAATAGTTTGCTCAAGGGAGCGGAAACCGTAAGGACTAGATATAGCGAACTCTTGCAGAGGGACTTACCCGTTGAACAAATCTCCGCAAATTGGCCCGACTGTAGGATACATTACTTTTGGACGCAGGATTCGCCCTTTATTGATGGGAAGGAATTGATGCGAACTTACTCCAAGCAACCACTTGAAACAAAACTTGCTCGGTTGTACGGAATCCCGTCCAAGTCGTTTGAGGGTAGGTTTCCAAAATTCTCCCGTGAGACTAACGTGGTCGAGCATTCTAAGATTCCGTTCATTGCCGATCCTTCGATCAATGCCACAAGGTATTTTATATGCGACCCTGGTGGATCAAAGCCTTGGTCTGCGATGTGGGTTGGAGTGATTCCCGATGGCCGAGCATATGTCTACCGCGAATTCCCTGACCAAAGTATGGGTGGACCTTGGGCATTGCCCCATGTCAATGGTGCAGGGAAGAGCGTAGGCAAACCTGGTCCCGGTCAAAAGCCCTTGGGTTGGGGGTATATCCAATACCGTGATCACTTTCTTGATTTGGAAGGAGGGGAGGACATATTTGAACGAATCGTTGACCCGCGAATGGGATCGGCCACGGTGAGAACCAAAGAGGGTGAGTCCAATATTATTAATACCATGAGCAATCTTGGATTCGTATTTCGATCAGCGCCTGGAGTGGATATCGAAGCGGGGATTGCGAAAATAAACGATGCCCTGTCATGGGATGATACTGAACCCATGAATGACGAGAATACTCCAAAGCTATTTGTCAGCGATCATTGTGAGAATACGATTTCCGCACTTATGGAATACACCGCAGATGCAACTCGTTCATCCGCATTCAAAGATTTCCCCGATTGCTTGCGTTATTTTTACGTCAGTGGTCCTGACCACATAAGCGAATCAAGCCTCCAAGCAACGGGTGGCGGAGGCTACTAAATACACCACGCTACGATTGCGTTGACCTGTAAGGCGTATTGCCTTACAATCTGTAACGCAATGTTGTCAGCAGCAGATCCCGAACTTCTCTATGTATCCAAGAAGCCCGATATTGCTTACTTGGCTCA